TGGGTACTCACTTTATGATATTGTAAATCCCCCATACGATCTAGACAACCTTGCTGGTCTGTATGACTCAAGTGCAATCCATAATGCTTCTGTTGCTGCAAGAGTTATGAATACCGTTGGTCTTGGTTTTGAATTTGTAGAAACATTAAAATCAAAAAGAAAAATTGAGAAAGCATCAAGCGACCCAGAAAAGTTAGCTAAGGTTCGTAAGCTTATTCAAGATGAAAAAGAAAGATTAGAGCAAATTTTTGAAGACACAAATAAAGAAGAAACTTTTCTTGAAACTATGGTTAAAGTTTGGCAAGATGTTTTGACTATTGGTAATGGTTATTTGGAAATTGGTCGCAATAACTCCGGCGAGATTGGATACATTGGACACATTCCTGGTACATTAATGAGAGTACGTCGTAAAAGAGATGGCTATGTTCAAATTGCTAGAAGTAACAAAATTTCAGCCGTGTTTTTTAGAAACTTTGGGGACAAAGAAACAGAAGACCCGATTAATACTGATAATAATCCAAACGAGATTATTCACTTCAAAACATATTCTCCAAAAAATACCTATTATGGCATTCCATCTTCTGTTTCAGCCGCGGCTGCAATCGTTGGAGATAAATTTGCTAAAGAATATAATATTGATTATTTTGAAAATAAAGCAATTCCTCGTTATGCAATTGTTCTTAAAGGAGCAAAGCTTAGTAACAAGTCAAAACAAGAATTGATTAATTATTTTAGAAAAGAAGTCAAAGGTCGCAATCATGGAACACTGGTTATTCCACTACCAGCATCTATTGGTTCGGATAGCGATATTCGTTTTGAAAAATTAGAGGCTGGAATACAAGATGCTTCGTTTGATAAATATCGTAAATCAAATAGAGATGAAATTTTGGTTGCCAATAGAGTTCCGGCTCCAAAAGTTGGTGTATACGATAATGCAAACCTAGCTGTGTCTAGAGATGCCGATAAAACTTTCAAAATGCAAGTTATTGGACCTGACCAATCAGTTATTGAAAAAAGATTGAATAGGGTCATTGCAGAGTTTAGTGATTTATTAATTATGAAATTTAAACGCATTGATTTGATTGATGAAGATATTCAATCTAGAATTAATGATAGATATTTGAGAACAGAAGTTATTTCTCCAAACGAAGTCAGGTCATCTCTTGGTCTTACAGAAAGATCTGACGGAGACATGCCTTTGCCGTTCCCAACAAAAATTAAGAAAGAACAATCAGGGCCTGGCGCTCCGGTTGGAAATTCTAATAACATATCTTCTCAGCCAAGAAACGCTCGTTCTGATACACCAGAAGGTTCTTCAGATCCACGAGCATCTGGAGACCAGGCTGAAAGAGGCGAAGTACAAGATACCACAGGAGGTTCTAAATGAGTTACGAACATGGAATCGTTTTTTCCAACACGGCTGCGACTAGCACAAGCGGTACAGGCGGGGTTGTTTCTTTGAATACACACACTAGTTGTATTCATTTTTACAATACACATGCAAGCACAGCAGCAACTGTCGAGCTAAATGGCGGTCCGCATCAGGTTGTAATCCCAGCAAAAGATAGCGGTGGCGGTTATGTTGAAATTGAGGGTGACTACACTAAGTTTCAAATTATGACAGCTGGCGTTACTTTAGCAGTATATGCTGTTGCATAATTTGCGTATATTAAAATAATATAATATACTATAAAACACCATATGGATAAACTTAATTTTTCTTTCCCGATTAACATGGTTAAAAAAGAACAACGTATTGTTTCGGGTATTGCTACTGCTGATAATGTTGATAAATCTAACGATATTGTTGACTTTGCAGCATCAGAAATTGCTTTTAAAAACTGGCAAGGAAATATCAGAGAAATGCATGCCCCAATTGCTGTTGGTAAAGCTATCAGTTATAAACCAATTAAGATGAAAGATGCTGATGGCAAAGAATACAATGCTATTGAAGTTGAAGCTTATATCTCAAAGGGTGCTGAATCTACTTGGCAAAAAATTCTTGACGGAACTCTTCGTGCTTTTTCAATTGGTGGAAAAATTATGAAAAAAGAAATCTTGGCTGGCAAGCTTCATAATAACCGACCAATTAATATTATTAAAGAATACGAGTTGGGTGAGCTTAGTCTTGTTGACAACCCAGCTAATGCTCTTGCAACAATTGATCTTGTTAAAATGGACACAGATGGCAAGCTTGGTTATGCCCTTGAGCCAGATTTTGAAAAAACAGAGAAGCCTAGACTAAAAGACCCTAAAGGTGGGCTGACAGCAGCTGGCAGAAGGCACTTCAAACAAACCGAAGGGGCTAACTTAAAACCAGGCGTTAAAGGCCCAGCTAATACTCCAGAAAAAATGCGCAGGAAGGGTTCTTTCCTTACCAGATTTTTTACCAATCCATCTGGTCCAATGAAAGACGAAAAAGGTAGACCAACAAGGCTTGCTCTATCAGCTGCCGCCTGGGGTGAACCTGTCCCCCAAGATATGCAAGATGCTGCTAGGTTAGCCGCTAAAGGCAGAAGGCTTCTTGAGAGATATAAAAACATAAAAAACAAAAGCTATTCTATTGAAGATGAAGAAGAAATCTTACTTGAGTTATTGCTAGAACTAACATTACCTTTTGATGAAGATAATTTAAATGAAGATTTTATTGATATTGAATTGCAAAATGATGCAGATTATGATAATGTTAAACCTATGGAAAATTCATTGACAGATAATAAACTGTCTTTAATTAAGAAGTTTATCAATTGGCTTGCGCCAGAAGATAATTTAGGGCTAGAAAAGTCCGAGCATAATACTGAAACTTCAACTGAAGTGGAAGTGGATGTCAAACAAGTGGAGGAACAAGAAATGGATATTGAAGTTCTTAAAGAAGCACTTGGTTCAGTAATTGATCAGAAATTGACTGATTTCGCAGCTTCCTTTAAACAAGAAGTTGAAGAAAATGTTAATGCAAAGATTGAAGAAGTAGCCAAGAGCGTAGAAACTCAGAAAGCAGAGTTGGCTGAGAAGTTGGAAGCAACTGAAAAGGCTCTGGAAGTTCAAACAGCAAAGGTTGAGGAATTCGCTCAAGCTGGTGCTGTAAAGAAAAGCGTTGACTCAGAAGATGATGAAGATGTGCAGCTTGTAAAGTCAGCACCTCAATCATTTTGGGGAAACATGTATTTGCCACAGGGTTTAATTAATTCCTTGGGCTACAAGTCATAATAGGAGGAAATTACTATGGCAACACAAGAAGAAATCCTCGCTAAAGCTAACGAAGTAACTACGAGTGTCGTTGGCAATGCGTCAGGTGGTCTGCTTAACGCAGAGCAATCAAATCGTTTTATTGATTTCGTAGTTGATCAATCAAACCTCATGAAAAATGCTCGTGTTGTGCGTATGCGCACACCGACAATGGATATTGACAAAGTATCTGTTGGCACAAGACTCATGGCAAAAGCTACAGAAGCAACCGACACCGGTTCCAATGCAGCAGTAACTTTCACAAAAGTTTCATTGTCAAGCGTCAAGCTTCGTCTTGACTGGGAATTGAGCACAGAGTCTCTTGAAGACAATATTGAGGGTGCTTCGCTTGAAGATCACCTTGCTCAAGTAATGGCTCGTCAAACAGCTAACGACCTTGATGACTTGTTGATCAATGGCAATACATCGTCAGGCAATGCTCTTCTTAAGGCACTTAATGGCTTTACCAAGCTTGCTCTTGCTGGCGCTGTTGTAGTTGATGAGGCTGGCAACAATGTTAGCCGTGCAACATACGACAGAGTTCTCCGTAACATGCCAACAAAATACCTGCAACGCCGTAACGACCTGAGATTCTTCTCTGGCTCGGGTGTTGTTCAAGATACAGCGTTTAGTTTGCAGAATCCAAACTCGGCAACAGCTGCAACAGCGGGTGCTCCAGCTCCTGGTTCAACATATGGCGAACAAGCCTTCATGAACGGTTCTATCCGTGCAAATGGCGGTCCAGGCGCAACTGGTCTTTCACCATACGGTATTCCGTTGATTGAAATCCCATTGATGCCAGAAACTGTTGCTGGTGACTATTCGCCAACATCGGGTTCGCATGGTTATGTAGAACTTACCTTCCCAAATAACAAGGTAATCGGTCTGCACCGTGACATCACAGTGTACCGTCAGTTCCAACCAAAAACCGACACAATTGAGTACACTCAGTTTATGCGAGTTGCTAATAATGTTGAGAATCTTGATTCTTATGTTATTGCAAAGAACGTAAAACTTCGTACACTCTAATTTGAATTAGATATCAATTCATGGCGGGGCAGGGTAAAACCTCCCCGCCATAATTGTGTATAATTGATTTAATCATATATTGATGATAGGATATATAACATGACAAATAGAGATAACATTGTAAAAAGCGAAGATGTTACACCGGTTAAAAAACAACCTGTAAAGAAAGTTATTAAAAAAGAAATTATTGAAGAAAAAGTTACCACAAAAAATCAAGGAGACAATGTTTTGCTTTATTTTGAAAGTGGTGCTGGTTATGTTACAAGAAGCGGTTTAAAATTTTCAAGAGAAAACAAAATGGCAGAAATTTCTGCCGAAGAAGCCAATTTGCTATTAAGACTTCCAAACTTCCGATTACCTAGTGATGAAGAAAAAGAAGTGTACTATAATAGTCAGGAGGATTAACAGATGGCCGGCAATTTAACAAATTATTTAGAAAACAAACTCCTAGATCACTTCTTAGGAACAACGGCGTATACAATGCCAAGCCCAGTTTATGTCGCATTGTTTACAGTTGCTCCTGGTGATGCTGGGGGTGGAACAGAAGTTACTGGTGGTAGCTATGCTCGTAAAACAGCTACATTCACGGCTGCCTCTGGTGGTGCAACTTCAAATTCAGCCAATATTGACTTTACTGGAATGCCAGCTGCTACGACAGTAGCTATTGCGCTTTTTGATAACTCAACAGGTGGCAATATGTTGGTTCATGGAACACTTACTACTAACAAACAAACTGATGCTGGAGATACTTTAAGAATTGCGACAGGCGATCTTGATATCAGCATAGATTAAGGAGATATC